TAACTAAACGTAAAACCATTGATGTGATCTGCTTTCGCGGGAGCCGGGGGTTGCACGACTGGCTATTCAATCTCAGTGCAGTACCTGTTTTCTATGCGGGTCGGCTTTGCCACGGGGGGTTCGTGGCCGCACATCTCTCGGTCTGGGGCAAGATCAAGAAGCATATCCATCCCAAGAAGAGAACCTTGTTTTGTGGGCATAGTCTGGGCGGTGCTCTTGCTGAGCTGTCAGCAGCAAAACTTCATAAGAAACATCCTAACTTGAACCTTGTGACTTTTGGAAAACCGAATGTCTTTTTCAAAGGCTTTAAGCGTCCGTTGCACCTGGATGACCAGATTTCTGTGGTGTGCGGGTCAGATATTGTTACTCAAATACCCAAGCTATGTTATGGCCCAAGCAAGAGCCAGACCATGCTCTACTTCTCCAACTCCGGGCGAGATTATATTGATCCCGACAAGGCGTTCCGCGCCAAAGATCGACAGCTTGCTACAGTGATGTCAGACCATAAAATGGAGGGATATGCTGAGCGGCTCAAAGAGTTTGTGGGTAATCAAGGCAAAGAAGAGTTTGTGATAAGCAAAGAAGAAGCTGCTGAACTTAATAAATTAATGGACGAGGTGGAAAATGCTTAGATTAATCCCGTTACTCTTTTTTCTTGCTGGGTGTACCCAAATTGAAGCCTTAGCTGTTAGCGATGGAGATAATGCCTTTGCCTGTCTTAGGGGCGAGTCTGCGGCCACAGCAGGCGTTTTTGGCGGGAATCTGAGCGGAATTACGGTGGAAGTGCCTGCTACGGTAGATACCTCCCAGTGGTCAGCACAGGACTGGGCTACATTGGCCGAAATTTGTGACTAATAATGTCGAAATTTCTGGCTGTGTTCGTGGGTATCTTGGCGGGTTTGTATCCGATATCCCTGCATTCTTCTTTCGTTGAGATAATAATGGAAGAAAATAATATGGACAAACTGATCGCTATACTTAAACGGCACGAAGGGGTCAAGCACTTTGCTTACCGTGACAGCCTCGGCATCCTCACTATTGGTTGCGGCAGGAATATCAGCGGCGAAGAGCCCCACAAAGGGCTCGGAGTCAGCGAGGACGAGATCGAATATATGCTCCAGAATGACATTGAGCGTACTATTAAAGAACTGAGCCGTGAATACCCCTGGTTCAACGATATGGAGGAAGGTGCTCGGCGGGATGCAATCATAAACATGCACTTCAATCTTGGCAGGGCGCGTTTTGCAGGGTTTAAAAAAGCGATTGGGCATATGGAGATGGGCGAGCATGGTAAAGCGGCTACTGAGTTCTTAGACTCCCGTTGGGCCAAACAGGTGAAGGGCCGTGCAATAGAAGTTACGGATACAATCAGAACGGGAACTTACCCCGAATGGGTGAATCATGCTGGTTAAGTACGAATTTGAGGCAGGGATTAATCGGGAAGGAACGCAGCTCACTGCCGGGAGCGGTTGGTACGATGCCGATAAGATTCGTTTCCGTAAGGGCAGACCTGAGCAGATCGGTGGTTGGGCCAAATATTCTGTTAATGCTTTTTTGGGTGTATGTCGTTCATTACTGGACTGGGTAGCCCAATCGGCTATCGATTATCTTGGTCTTGGGACGAACCTGAAGTTCTATGTCAACGTAGGTGATGGTTACAATGATGTCACCCCGATACGAACCACCACCGTTGCTGGCGCGGTTACTTTCGCCGCATCCGCAAGCTCTTCAACCCTCGCGGTTACTAACATAAGTCATGGGGCGGTGGTTAATGATTTTGTGACCTATTCGGGCGCTGTTACCTTGGGAGGAAACATCACCGCTGCGGTGCTGAATCAGGAATACCAGATCAGTGCTATTACTAATCCGAATGAATACACGATTACAGCCAAAGATACCGCAGGGGTCACTGTAACGGCCAGTGTTCTTGACACAGGTAACGGTGGTGCTGCTGTTGTCGGGGAATACCAGATCAACACAGGCTTAAATACCTATGTTGCAGCATCGGGGTTCGGTGCAGGCACATGGGGCAGTTCGGCTTGGGGTGGTTCAACGGCAATTGGGGCTGGTAATCAGCTCCGGCTCTGGAGTCAGGACACCTTTGGTAACGATCTTATCTTTTGTGTTCGCGGTGGTGGCATCTACTACTGGGACGAGAGTGTAGGCACAGGAGCCAGAGGAGTGGCTCTTGCTGACAAGGTAGGAGCAGTGAGTCCTCCCACTCTGGCCTTGCAGGTGATGGTGTCAGATACGGATCGTCATACCATTTGTTTTGGGTCTAACCCTATTGGCAGTACCACTCTTGATCCGTTGTTTGTACGTTGGTCAGATCAGGAGAGTCCGTTTGACTGGACTCCAACATCTACCAATACCTCGGGCGGCGTAACTCTGACCGCTGGCTCCTACATTATCGGGGCAATTAAAACACGGCAGGAAATACTGATCTTTACCAATAACAGTATCCACTCCATGCGGTTTTCTGGAGCGCCTTTCACCTACGAGTTTGATGTAGTGAACGAAGGCTTGTCGATGGTGTCACCCAATGCGGCCACTAACGCAGGTGATATGGTCTTCTTCATGGATAGAGGGGGCTTCTATTTCTATAACGGTTCGGTACAGAGGCTCAAGTGTACGGTGCTGGATTATGTTTTCAGTAACATAAATACCGCTCAGGAATTCAAGATTTTCGCTGCCAGCAGCCTCGATTTTTCAGAGGTGTACTGGTTCTATCCTGTAGGAAGCGGCAACACTGAATGTACCAATTACGTTAGTTATAATTATCTGGAGGATTCGTGGGCAATAGGCACCCTGAACAGGGCTGCGTGGATACCTGCTGGCACTCGAACATACCCGATTGCTGCCACCAACATAGTGGATGCCAATGAGAATTATCTTTACAACCATGAGTCTGGTTATGACGATGACGGTTCAGCCATGAACGCCTACATTGAATCAGGTGGTATCGAGATGGGTGACGGGGAGCAGCTCATGTTTGTTAATCGCATGATTCCAGATTTTAAATTTCGCGGGGCTACTGGCAGTGCGTCGATGACGGTTACTTTCAAGGGAAAAGATTTCCCCTTGAATTCAAGTAGTACGCTGGCGACCTCTACGGTTACTTCCAGTTCGTCCCAGTCGTTCATTCGAGCTAGAACACGGGAATCGATTATCAGGGTAGCCAGTACCGGAACAGGTTATGGCTGGACGTTGGGGCAGATGAGGTTTGATGTCAGGCCAGACGGGAGGCGCTAGTGGCACAAAAAACTAACTCAGTAGTCTTGCCTACAGCCAATACTGCTTATGACTTCCAGAACGAGCTGACGATGCGAAGAACGCTTGAGCGTTCTTTCGCGGATGTGCAGGATAACCTCAATGAAGTAACAACCAAGGTTGGCAAAGAAGAATCCTTGGCCATGAAACGATTTCAGTTCTTGTTGATGGGGGCGGTTAATGGCTGATGCGATCAAGGTACTTGGACAGCTTGACGCAGCGGCGACTACATCCGAAACGCTTTATACCGTGCCTGACCTTAATCTAACGACTGTCAGCTCTCTGGTAGCCTGTAACCGGAACGGTTCAGCCGAGACCTTTCGTGTAAGCGTACATGTTGAGGGCGCGGTCGCTGATAACAAGCAATACCTTTACTATGACAAAGAAGTGCCAGCCAATGATTCGCTGGCGATAATTATCGGAATGACGCTTAACCAGTCTGATGTGGTTAAAGTTTATGCTGGGGGAACCGGCATGAGTTTTAACCTTTTCGGTGTGGAAACAAGTTAGGACTAAACTATGAATATGCAGCCGCCATTACAGAGAACGGCAAACCAGCTATCGGACTACGGTAGGTTCGGGGACAGTACACTCGTCCACATGAATCCTGCTGAGGTTCGTGGGCTGGCATCTATGTCGCCAACAGGCGAGCTAAGCATTAACCCTGTTACTGGTCAGCCGGAAGCATTCCTTCCTTTCATAGCACCCATTATAGGGAGCGCTCTGGGAACATCATTGTTGGGCGGTACGGCGTTAGGGATGGCAGGTGCTGGCGCGTTAGGTGCTGGTCTTGCAACATGGTATGAAAGTGGGGATTTCGAGAAAGGATTGATAAGTGGTGTAACAGGATTTGGTTTGGGCAAGCTATTTGGGGCTGGAGCGGATGCAGCCCATTTGTCTGATGAGTTAGCTGGACTACAGGGAGCGCAGCAGGCTGTTACTGAAACCGGAACGGCATTGGCTGGCCAACCGATTCCTCAGATGCTGGCTGGGCCTCCTTCACCAACAACCCCTCAAGCAGTTTTGGACATGGGGGGCCAGCACACGTTTTTGGGAGCTGAGCCTCTTACTAATATTAGCGAAGGGTTAAGCCCTGAACAACTTGCTTTTGTAGATGCTAAATCTGGGTTCGGTAATGCTCAAAATGCTTTAGAAGCAGGACGAGCAGCATTAACCCCCGGCCAAAGAGCAGGAGCCATGTTTAGCGGTGAAGGGTTAAAGGGAATGGTTGGCGCACTGAAAGACCCAGCGGCTGTTATTCCTCTTGGCCTCGGTGCAGCGACTCAGGCAAACGTGGCTCAACAGGAATACATGGAAGACTTGCGTAAGAAGCAGCTTGGAGAGCAGACCGCTAAGAACCGCAGGTTCGAGGGCATTCTGCATGGCGCACGGGAGATGGCATCTAGAACTCGCGGTACGAACCCCTACAAGAATCCGTTTGCAGCCGAAGGCGGCAGAGTTGGTTACCAAGAGGGTGGTCATGTTGGCCAAGAAGGCTCATGGCCTTATCCTTCGTGGGACTATGTTCCTTACGAAACGGCGGATGGAACTCTTGTTGATGCGACGGGGGGAATACTGGAAGGCGATACTGATATGCTTACTGCTGGTGGGGCGCCGGGAATGGTTATTCTTGGTACTGACCAGTCAGCAGTAAACCCTCTTATAACTCCTGGTCAAATAGCTGGCTATACGCCTGGCTCTGGTCAGGGAACGGGGACTTATCGAGATGATCCTTGGGCTGACCCGCAGGAAGGTATCGTTGGAACTGGTGTAAGGGATGGCAAGTATTTCATAGATACACTAGCGGGTTCAGGCGCTGAGCAGCAATCGTTTCTGCGGGGTGGTTTTGAGCAACAGCCTCCTCCAGATTACCGGCATGGTTTTGAAAAGGAGTTTGATTTCTTCGAGCATGAAGAAGAGCCGGAGCTTGATCGTGGTTATGACCTGTTCGGTGCTGGTGCATCGGATTATCTGGCTGGAATGTATGGTCTGAATGAAGAGCAATTAGCGTCGTTCTATGACCAGATACAGGGTTTATCCCCCGAAGATCGTACCTTGGCCAGTTTTGACGACATCCTGAGCCAGTTCAGCGGAGTAACAGGTGGTATTAGTAATGTTGACGCAGGGGTAACAGAGACCACTCCGGAGGATACAGTGATTACGGCGGGTGATCCGCCAGTTACAACAGATATCTTTAGCGGTGATGATCCTGATGTGATTGATGACACTCTCACTTCGACCGCTGGGGTCAACTTATTGACCCAGCTACAGTCGATTAGCCCCAATGTTGACGGTGACCTCACTCAGGAAGAGGGGGATGCGATTGTTGATCTTATTGCTGGCGGAGCTGACAGGCAACAGATAGCCGACTACTACGGTATGACCCTTGCTGAGTTGATGGACTACTACAACACCCTTACTGCTGTCGATGACACCACCACTGTTGTCGATGATGGCGGCGACGTTAGCACCTTTCCTACTACCAGTTATTACAAATACCAAGGGCCAGATGGTCAATGGCTTTACAAGGCTGTTGAGGGTATGGGTAGAACGGAGTGGGATATTAGTATAACAAAAGAAGAATATGATGCGGCTATGGCTGGCGGAACCGATGTTGTCGATGACACTGTATCGACCACAGGACTATTGGCGCAACTACAGGGGATTAGCCCAGATGTGGACGGTGATTACTCTTGGGACGAAGCTAAGGCGATTGCGGGTCTGATTGAGTCAGGAGCTGACAGGCAACAGATAGCTGACTATTACGGCATGACTGTTGCCGAATTGGACGACTACTATTCAGCGCATGTACAGAAGGTGAATACCCCCTATATTAATCTAGACACAGGCAAATATTGGGCTGAAGAAGAATTGATGGGTGCGGTTAGGGCTGGGACTCTCACTCTCAGCGCAGCCAACGAGCTATATGCAGCGGGCAGTATGGATGGCCCTTCTCTTCCTTTCTCAGACGAGGAACGGGTAAGCCTTGGTTATACCGACCCTTATTATAAGGGCTGGGACTTGTGGAACCCAGTTACAGGGAGGTGGGTAGATGAATCTCTGAATGTTGTTGTTGACGAGCTGCCCCCAGATGAAGAGCCACCTGAAGAAGAGCCACCTGAAGAAGAGCCACCTGAAGAAGAGCCACCTGAAGAAGACCCGACCTGTCCATCACCCGACACCTTGATTAAATTGAAGGACGGGGAAACCACGGCTGGCGAGCTAAAGGTAGGTGACTTGGTACATACCCAGCATGAAGATACGTTGGAGTGGGGTGATTGGCCTGTTACTCATGCTGAGATTGTTGAAAATCAACCACGCTTAAAGCTGATCTTTTGCGATGACAACAATGAAGAATCAGAAATTGTTTGTTCTTGGTCGCATAAGTTTAATGTAGACGGCAAGGAGTGGGTTGAAGCAGAGGATATGCAAGTAGGGGATGTAGTGAGTGGAATCCCGTTGCGTTCTGTAGAGCTGGCCGAGGATGGCGATGTTGTAAAGATCACAGTGGATGAAGCCCACACCTATGTAGCAGGAGGCTTGTTGTCACATAACAAAAGCCTTGATGAATTAGGCTCAGCGTTATGGAACATTACTAATCCGAGTGATATAGACGGTGATTACTCTCAAGAGGAAGTGGATGCGGTAGTGGGTCTGATTGATGCGGGACATAACAAAAAAAGGATAGCTGACTACTATGGCATGACTGTTGATGAATTAATGGGGTACTACAACACTATTAAGGCCGGTGACACCACCACCGTTGTTGATGATGTAATGACAGGAACCCCTCCATGGGAAATTGACTATGCGCCGCTGTGGATGGAATTAGAGAGCGTTACCCCCCGTGATCAGATCGACGGGGATTATTCTCAAGCAGAAATTGACGGGATTGTAAGTCTGATT